AAGAACTCGCCGCTCCCGAAGGGGGCCGCAGATCGCGCAATCATGGCCGCGCATGAGGTCATCAAGACAACGGAACGCGACGGCTTCGGCGTTGCTCAGTACGGGACCAGCGGTCTCCGTATCCGGGCAATGGAGCCGGGAGAGTTCAAGTCTCTTGACTCCATCGCGTCTCTACATCGCAGGGCCGGCAAGGCGGCTAACGCCTTTGCTACGGCATATCGCACTGACATCGAGGGCGTCTACCGGCCAGCATCCGGTATGATTATCCACGGTCGCACGGCAACGTGCGGAGTGTCCTTGCAGAACGTCCACCCGTTCCGCCGCAAGGGCTGGACACTCGCGCATAACGGGGTCATTAGCTGGGAAGGCGCGGCAGGTACGGACCACGAGAAGGTGTCTTGCGATAGCCAGCACTTGCTCATCGAGATGGCCGATAATCCAGATATGAAGTCGCGCATGACGGGTATGCTCGACATCACCGGATATGCGGCTTTCCTCTGCTTCGACCCTAAGGGCAACATGACAGTCGCGGTCGATGACAAGGCTAGTCTGTACGCTGGCATTACGTCGAAGGGTCGTTGGATCTTCGGAACCAAGCCGACTATCGTGGACGCTATCGCGGACGCATGGAACGCCAAGGGGGTTACGCCGTATCCGCTCGACAACTGGACTTGGCTTGAGTTCGACAAGGACGGAGGCGAGCCCGATGTCAACGAGTGGTCACACGGTGAGACTAGCTACGCGCAAGCTCGCTATGCTCAGAAGTCACTCGGTCGCACTATCACCGGATACTCGACTCAGGCTGAGTTCTACCGGCCAACGCCCCCGGCTGGGACTCAGTACGGACTACCGGACCACATGAAGACGCGCCAAGCGGACTGGCGGTGGGACGGATACGGAGCGCCTACCGTTGACACTGCTTTGACTGCCGCCGAGGTAGACAAGCAACTCGCGGAAGAGGAGGCTCTAGCCGCCGCAGAGGAGAAGATCGCCCAGCAAGAGGGGATGCAACTCTGGCAGGAGTCGTGAGCAACCAATCCCGCTGGCGAATGGTCCAGCACATAGTGGCGGTCTTATTCAGCCTAACGATAGCAACTCTCGCTGACAGAATCCGTCGCCAATAAGAACGCGCAAAGGGGAGTTCGGGCTAAAAGCCCGGGCTCCCCTTTTTTTCTACCGGCGGCTCCTCGCTTCGCTCCTCACCGCCTCTCCCCTTTAGTCGGGGCGATTGGAATTTTCCTTGTCGGGGCGATTGTTGCGGAACCGCTTCTTGTAGTCGTTGAATTTGTGATCGACGGCATTGATCGGCATATTGCGAGACTTGAAGAACTTATCGCAAGCCCTATTGACGATGATCGACAGGTTGTGCATATAGTCCTCCCATTCCTTGTCGCTCGACTCATGGCGCGAGTATTCGTTATGCGGGACGTAGTTCCGATTGCGGGAGGTCTCCCTCCGATAGCAGTCCATTAAGTCGGGGCGATCAAAGTAATTGATCTCCTTGCCTTCGGCTTGCGCTCGCTCCTTGATAGGCGAGCTTGCGTAAAGCGGACAGTTGTAACGGTTTAGGCAATCCTTGGAATTGCAGAACTTAGAGTTGTGGAATGGGATCACAGGACGGGTTCCTCTGGCGCGGGGGCAAAATTAATTTTGTGATTCAGTCGTGCAGAAGCAATGATCATTACATTGTCGCAAGCCTCTGTGTAGTTGCCGTCATAAGTGTTTGCGGCGTGCCAGCACGATTCCATTCCTGACTTATACCATTCCATAAGCTCACGGAGCCTCTCGACCTCTGCCTCGCACTCCATGTCTCGGTCAATCATGGACATTGCTTTTGAAAGTTCCTCACGGAGCCTTGCGACCTCGTTGGTTAGTTCGTCTTTTTCATCAGTAAGCATTTCAATAACCAATGCCTTGTTACACTCATCACACCCATCTCCAAGAACACGCTCTCGAAGAGTTTCGCATTTGCATCCAAATGGTCTTTTGACCTCGTTGTCGGGTGTCTGAGGGTTCATTGGTTCCCTGCACTTACGGCAATACGACTCGTGATGGAAGTGGTCCGGCAGTTCCTCGCTCATGGCTCATACCCCTCAATCTGAGACATACAACGGGCATACCCCGCGATGTCGGTTAGGTTATCCCGCTTAGGCGTATGGGCGTGCCTAGCAAGCTTTAACAGGATCATCATGGCGGCTACGTCTGATGGCGACAAAAGCTCATCAGGGTTCCTCCTAATCGCAATATAGGCGTTCCACATATCCGCGATGCGTTCGTGGCCCCTTAATGCGTGGTCGTAGTCTCGGCGACGGTCACCGGAGGTGATCTCGATAGCCTCTTCTAGGATAGGTTTATTTTTCATTGCAACATCCGTCGCATCCGTGAATCTTGTCCTTGCATGGATCATCTGGATCAGGGTGTCCGATCCCATGAGGGCAAATGCGCTCCATAATCCCGCGATCCCCTCGCCAGTTCTGAGGCCAATCCCTCATATGGTGGTCGGATGGGTTATGAATACAGCAATGTTCTCCACGGCACTTGTCCTTATCGTGGACATTAAGGACGCGATCAGAGCCGACTAGGGTATAGGATTCCATATTTAATTAAGGCTTAGACCAGATATATCCCGATGATCCTATCTGCTGTTTTTGGACATACCCAAGCTCGGCATATTTCCTTTCTGTAACCTGACCTTGATACATGGCCGTAATACAAAAAGAAGAGAATCCAATAATGAGAACGGCAATAACAGCGTGCCATCCGATTGTTTCGTCGTAGCCGTTCATGACAAGACCTCCTTAATGTAATGCTCGATGTAGCAGATAAGGCAATCGTCGATGTTCTCGTCAAGAGCCCCGTGGTTGTATTCAGGAAGATCCTTGGTGTTAGCCTTCAGGATCTCGGCAAGGTTGTGAAGGCGATTGAGACTCTCGACAGCGGAGGCAAAAACCCTAGCCAACCGGACGGCCTCATCGGCGCTAGCCTTGTTGGAGATATACGCCACCGTGCGGCCCGTTGCGTCCTTGATGGTGTCGGCATCGGGGGTGAAGGGAAGCTGGAAAGCTTCGTTGCTTCGGTACTGTTCTGGAACGATTAGATCACTCATTGTTTATACTCCGATTAGTTCGTTTATCTTGTCTGCTATTTGTTTTGTTTTCCCAAGTGTATTTAGCTTGCGAATCTCCTTGAGGGCCTCGACGATCTGCTCGACGCCGAATAGACACTCATTGACACGGCGCTCCGCCGCCCATAGTTGCTCGTTCAACTCGATATTGCGCGAGTAGAGGAAATCATTAGAGGCCTTCATTTCCAAGAACCTCCTTCATAAGGGTGATGTCTTGATCCAGCAACTCGACATGGCGACGGGTTGCCCATACCTCAAAGTTCCTATTGTCGTTGGCCCACCAGCGAATGAGTTCATCTTCAGTCTTTTGGCGGATTTGTTTTTCAAGATCCTTACGAATGATCTTGGCTTGGTAGTAGAATGACAGAACGACGGCCACGACCGTCATGGAAACGATGAGGAGGCTCATGCGTAGGCGTCCTCCATCTCGATCTCGGTTTCCTCCGAGAGCTTGTCCGTGATGGCCTTTCGGGTCATCTTGATGTCGGTGACCAGCTTCTTGAGCATGGCCTTGGGGAGGACGGGTGACTCAGCCTTCCCGCACATCATGGCGCAGGTGAGCGCGGCCTCGATGCGTGAGAAGGAGTTGAGGGCTAGTTGTAGTTCTTTATTCATGAGGAGGCCATCATGGCATCCCCGCTGAATCAATCAAGAACTTTTTTCAACTTCTGCGAGATTTTTTTCCGGAACACTTCCACTTCTTTCTTGACAACCGGAGAGGACTGTTGGGGTCAGCCGCCGCCTTGGGGTGCTTTTTCATCTGCCCGTAGGAGCGGGTGCAGTAGTTGTCCCCCTTGGAAGTTCCGGGCGCAATCGAGTATCCCTTGGCCCCGTAACGCACGGTCTTCTTTCGTCCGGTCTTCGGGTTTGTCACGACTTTTTTGAATTTCTTTTCGCTCATGCGGGGAAAATAGCCTTGACACGAAGAAGGGGGAAGGAATTTCTTCCTCCCCCCTTCAGCCTAGGTGTTCAATATGGGGAACAACAATACCCTGTTCTAGGTTCTCCCTAGACTCTATTCCTAGCGATGTTTCAGAAGTTGACGTCCTCCGAGTAGTTGCCCTTGGGCTTGACGCTCAGGGAGAGGAAGGGCTTCCCCTGCTTTGAGGTCTTGTCCCAAATGGCGATCTCGAAATCCTTGCCCTCAACATTGAGAGTTCCGGAATACTTCGGGGCCTTGGGGTTCGCGCTGTTCTTGGGGAACGCCGCCCCGCTGTTGGTGTTGTCGTATGGCATTTCAGTGGTTTGTTGATCCTTCATCGAACCGGAGATACTGGCTCCGGAACTCTAATGGAATTGAGCCCCTAGCATGGGCTCGTGCTAGTCGGATGTCAAGCGCCCATTTGCGATTTTCTTCGTCGTGTCGGATGACCCAAAAAGAATCGCAATCATGTTCGATTGCCCTTGACTCACGCGAGGCTCCCTCCGCATTAAGCTGGGTGAGGGCGATGATCGTGATGCCGAGTTCCTTCGCAAGTTGCTTGAGGGTGCGGGAGACTTCGGCAACCTGACGTTCACGACTCTCCTTGCGGTCGGTCGGCTCGATGAGTTGGATGTAGTCAACAATAATAAGCTTGACATTGTGGGTGGCAACCATGCGACGAGCGGCGGCTCGGAGTTGCAGGGGGTTGATCTGACTCTCGTCGCGAATCCAAATGGGGAGCAACGATGCTTGCGTGATCCCGTTCTGAATCCGGTCGCGATCCTGCTTGGTGGGTTCCCGCGAGAGAACGCTCAAGTCAACTCCGGAGCATGAGGCAACGAGACGGTCCACGAGTTCCCCACTGCTCATCTCAAGAGAGAAGATTCCGACAGGGTTGCCAGCTTGCGCGGTACGCATCCCGATGTTCAGTGCCATTGCGGTCTTGCCTCCCTTGGTGGGAGCGCCGATGACAATCAACTGCCCTGCCTTCATTCCTCCGGTGAGTTCGTCAAGGGGCCTGAGGCCCGTTGTCAAGCCCATAAGTTTGCCCTTGTTCTTGAAGATTTCCTCGTAGGTGTCCAGACGCTTGAGCGCGGCCTGACCGATGCTCTCGATGCTCGATGATGTCTCGGAGTCTGCGGCAACGGCCACGAGGGCCTTCTGCACGGATTCTCCGAGGTCATCGCAAGTGACCGGATCTTCTGCTGTTGTGATAATCTTCTTTGCCACGGATATAGCGAGTCGTGCGGTATGCTTCTTCTTGAGGATGTCAAGATATTCCGCGCTATTGCTTGCAGTGGGAAGGAAACAATGAAGCTCAGCGATGTATGCCGCGCCCCCGATAGACTCCAGCACCCCTGCCTTGTTCAAGGCCTCCGACAGGGTGATGAGGTCACAATCCTTGCCCTCCTTCCAGAGTCCCATGATGCCATCGAAGATAGCTTTGTGGCGGGGCTCAAAGAATAGGCTTGACTTCAGGTGGTCGGCGTGTTCGTCAACCAGCTTGATGTTCTGCATGAGAGAGCACAGCAAGGCCCTCTCGGCTTCTGATGATGCGGGGGTGGTCACTTCTTCTTAGCGCGAGGGGGCTTCTCGGTCTTCATAGCCCAATACAACTGCACTTGGGCGAGGAAGGTTTTCTGTGCGTTCCGGATGCGGTCCTCGTTATAGAACTTGACCTCGAAATCCCCTTCCTCCTTCTTGCCAATCCGGATGATGCCCCACTTGGAGATAGATGCCTCGCTGGCGTAATCCCAAAGCAACGTATACCCCGCGATCTGGCGGATGTACGAGTCGTTGATGCGCTTAGAAGTCTTGACATCCAGAAGGATCATATTCCCTTCGGGGTCGTGAGCAACGAGGTCAATCGTTCCTCCGAAGCGATGCTCTGGATGAACAAGCTGGGCCTCAGTTGCAACCTTGGTGAACTTGTTCTCCTCCCAAAAGTTCATGAACTTGTCGTAGCAGATAAGAGCCTTGGCGCACTCATCCTCGGTGTAGTCCGATAGGTCAGCAACCTGACCGTTCAGATAGCACTCGACCATGAAATGCGCGATGGTCCCGATGTCTGCCGCTTTGTCCCTCTCCCTGCGGTAGTCCTTGCCTTCGGTTCCCAGCTTCCATGCCCATGCTATCAGGGGTTCGGGGCTGTCTCCGATCTTGCAAATCGTACTGCCTCCGGGGACTTCCTCCCCGTCAATCGTCAGATACTTTTGATGTTCCCTATATCGTTCAAGTTTTACTTTTTCCATAGGAGGCTACGAATAGCTAGACTCCAACTGGTTTTCAAGAACAAAGTTCTCCCAATCCTCATCGTCAGCGGGATCGTCTCCCAATGCCGCCCCGAGTCCGCTTTGGTGGATAAAGAGATCGACGAGAAGGGAGAGCGCGTCGGCCCTGTCGGGGGAGCCCCCTTTGGTGCGCTTCTTGAGTTCTCGCTTGCTCTCGATGAGCATCTTCTCATTCTTGAGGGAGTAGATCCTAGCGCAGAGTTCCCGCGCCGTCTGATCGTCCAGCCCCCTCATGCGCCCTGCCATGATGACGGATCGCATTTGCCCCCATAGCTGGGAAACCCTATTGGAGTATACGTCCTTGGCGGATCGGTTGTCCTCCATGCTCACGGCAACATCCGTTGGTCCCCCGCCAAATGACACGCGAATAAATCCTCCTTGCCAACGCTGGCTAATTATGTCAGCGATGCCAGCACCCGCGCCAGTGGCGTCAATCGCGAAGTCCTGCGGCTTGATTTCATGCCGCTTCAGAACGTCAATGGTCTGGTCCGCGATCTGGTAGAAGATCGGGTAGTCATCGCTCTCTTGCAGGGACAAGCGGATTGTCTCCCCTAAGTCAAGCGTGATTTCATTGTCAATAGTTTTCCCAACATTCCCGATGCGGAGAATACACTCGTCGCCATCGGTCGTGAAAGCGGGGTCGAGCGCGGCGATCTTGCGGATATTGCCATCGGCCCATACTGCCTTCTCCCTAGCACCCCCGTCAGCAATCGTAGGGGCGTCTAGGATCGTGTTTCTCACGCCTCCCTTAGACCACATACCCCTGCAATAAGAATTCCATTCTAGGGAGCCCTCACCGTAGTTCTTCTTGATGATGTCGATATTCTCCTGAGCGAAGAGATAGGGGTAGAGGGTTCGTCCTGCCTTGACGTTGGGCGACTTTAGCCCGTCGAACCGGACGCATACTCCGGTCTTGGTCTCCCAATACTCATCGTCATCATTAAGGCTTCCCCACCCCATGCGGGGCTCGCAGAATAGCCCGTGAGGGTCGAACATCGAGCTAGCGTTGGCAATGGCGATGAAGTGATAAAAGTCCGTACCTACCTGAAGGTTTGCCCTAGCCGAGAAGATGGCCGGGTTGGTCTGGGCGGCTTCGTCAACAACAATTACCATTCTGGGTAAGTGAACGCCCTGAAGTTTTCCCACTGCCTGCTCCACGGCTCCGGAGTCTACGGCAACCGCAATAATGGCACTCCTATCGTCCCCCTTCTGGAACTGGATCTTCGTCTGGGAGTCAACGATGTTCAGCCCAAATAAGGGATGGACAGGGAGCGTGAAGCGCATCATTTCCGACCAGATGCGCCCACGCAACGAAGGAACCGTAGTGGAAGTCAAGGCTACACGGGTAGCCATTGGCTTCGCCAAGAACTCGATAAGGGAGAGAAGGGTGAACGTGAAGGTCTTGCCTGCCGCCGCGCACCCTGTAACTCCAATCTCCTCGTAGTTCGTCCAAGCCCACAGAGCCAGTTCATTCCAATCATTCCAGCTAGCCATGACATGAGGCCATAGCATACCAATGCAGTGCTTGATATGCTGGCCCCGACTTAACCCGCTGTAAACAGACGGGTCTTTGTCGGCAACCATGAGTAGCTCTACCTCAAGTTGGGAAACCTGAGGGAAAGCGGAAAGATCCAGCCCGTAGGTCTGGAGACTCATCAGAGATTCCTGAGACGATTACGGATAGCGTCCAGCCCAGAGACAGGCTTACGGGCTACCGTGTCATCGGACTCATCATCCGTGGAGGCTCGCTTGATACGGGGCTCAACCGAGGAATCCTCGCGAACCCTGTTCTTATAGCGGGAATTCTCGGCGCGGAGCTTGTTGTTCTCCGCAATGAGATCCTCGGCAATAACGGCAAGGAATGGGGCCGCCGCCATCTTGTTCGGGGAGGCAGTGTTCATTACGATCTTCCGGGCCTCTTCCAGCCTAGCCTGAACGCGCTGATTATGCTCCTCGTTGTCGGAGGTGCGGAAGTATTCCAGATTCTTCGCGAGATTGGCGGATACCCGATCAAAGAGCCTGTTTGTATGCTCCTCGGCCTTGATACGGGAGGTCTCGTCCTCCTGAATGAACTCGCTGTAAGTCTGCTTGTAGTTGGCAATAGCCCCCTCAAGACTCTCGCGCTTGCCTTCGGCGTCCTTGATAAGGGACAGGAACTCGGAGGCGGATGCCCCTCCACCGAACACGGCGTCGATATACTCAACGCGCTCCTTGCCCTTCAGGGACAGGGCCCGGTTGGCAACGTCCTCGTCCTCGGCAAATTCCTTCGCAAAAGCCGCCGCGCTAGCAACTGCCTTCTCATAAGGTTCCTGAAACTTGCTCTGAAACTTGGGGCTCTTCTCAAAGGCAGTCTTCTCAAGGGTCTCCTCAAGCTCCCTGACCTTTGCCTCATACTCGGCAAGCTTGGCCTCCTTGCTCTTGACCTCGTTCTCGTAGGTCTCAGCCTTCTTACGGAGGTCAGCAAAGTTCTCTTCCTTGCTCTTAGGCTTCTTGTCCGCTACGGGCTCTTGTGGCTCGTCGGGATCGCTTAGGAGGTCAATGTCATCAAGGGAGAACTTCTCCTCGACGGCGGCCTTCTTGGAGGCCTTCTTGGTGTCCTTAACGGGCTCCTTTGCGTCATCTTCCGTAGCAGTGGGCTCCGGATCGGCTTCTCCGCGATCCAGATGCTTGAGGAACTCGTCCGAGTCCATCTCGATGACATCCTCAGGGCTGGTAACCTGAGTCGGGTTCTTCTCAAGAGCGGCGTAATCAATAGGCTCAAGCTTGGGCTTATTGTTAAGCTGTCGGTTCAGTACCGTCTCAAAGGACTCTTCTGGTCCAGTGTTATCGACGGGGATTGGTTCTGCTGATGCTGTTGCTGATGCGAGGTCCATAATTATTCAGGTTGATAGGTGGGTTGAACGTCTGTCAGTTCCTCCTGCTTGAGAGCAAGGTACTTCAGGTCTGCGATAACGGAATTCCTTCC